CTTATAGGCGGTTTTCTTTTAAAGAGGTACTTATGGGCGGTAAAAGCCAAGGTTCAGCGCGTACACCACATGAAGCACCTGATAGCCTTCGTTCTTCGCAACGATTACGTGCTATTGGTTTAATCTCTCTTGGTCCAATTAAAGGTCCAGCCAATAAATGGAAATCAACTTACTTTGACAATACGCCAATCCAAAATGCAAACGGTGTTGATGATAATGATGAGTCAAGTTTCAACTTCAAAAACACAGAGATAGCATATACACTCGGCACACAGGACCAAATGCCGCTACAAGGCTTTGAAATGTCAGAGCGTGAAGTATCAGTTGGTGCTGAAATTAAAAATGCTACCCCTGTAACAAGAACTGTCATTGATCCTGATGTGACACGTCTCAGAATTACATGTGGCGTAAGTGCGTTATTTTCTCAAAATGAGAATGGCGACACAGAGGGAACATCTGTATCACTCGAAATCTTAATCAACGGACAAAGCCGCACGGTAAAAAATATTAATGGTAAATCATCATCTCGCTTTTATCGCAGTTACATCATTGATAATTTACCGACTAAACCATTTACCATCACAGTCAAAAGATTAACAGCCGACAGCACTTCACAACGACTACAGAATGGCACTCACTGGGTCAGCTATACAGAAATCATTGATACCAAACTGTCATACCCAAACATGGCATTAATTGGCATTAAAACGGATTCACGATATAACCCAAATTTCCCTAATGTGAATCTATTGCTTTATGGCCGACTAGTTAAAGTGCCAAGCACATATAATCCTGAAACAAGAACGTATGCACCGGGTATTTGGCGCGGTGACTGGAAGGAAGAGTGGACGGATAATCCCGCATGGATTTTTTACGACTTAGTCACTAATTCATTGGCTGGACTAGGTAAACGAATTGGCGAATACGGATTAGATAAGTTTCAGCTGTATCAAATTGCAAAATACTGTGATGAATTAGTCGATGATGGATATGGTGGTAAAGAACCACGAATGGTATCTAATCTATGGATTACAGAACAGCGTGATGCCTATAACGTGCTATCAGACATGGCATCTGTTTTCCGCTCTATTGCAGTATGGAATGGAACGCAGTTTTCAGCTATCCAAGATAGAACATCAGATCCAGTTTGTTTATATACTCAATCAAATGTAGTTGATGGTAAATTTTCTCGCCAATTTGCAGCAGGAAAGACAATTTTCACTGCGGTGGAAGTTGAATATGCCGATGAACGTAACTTCTATCAAAAAGCAGTTGAGTACGTTGCAGATGATTTAATGATTGATCGCTATGGCTATAACGTTAAGAAAATTACAGCTTACGGCTGTACAAGTCGTGGGCAAGCTCACCGATACGGCAAATGGGTATTAGAAACATCTCGTCTTGAACAATGTACTATTACCTTTGTAGTAGGTCGCCAAGGATTATTACATTTACCAGGCGACATTATTGAAATTGCTGACAATAATTTTGCGGGTAAAACACTTGGTGGACGAGTTGTAGCGATAAACGGCAAGAAAGTAACACTTGATCAACCTGTAGAAATCACTGGTAATAGCTATTTAAGTTATCTCAATGATGAAATGCAGTTGGTGAAAATCAAAATCATCAATGTAGATAATGCAAATAAATCGGTTATCACATTAGAAACCAATCCTGTTGGTTTGAATGTAATGGATGATTGGGTATTAAAAACACCGCAAGTATCTACTCAGCTTTACCGTGCTCTCGGCATTACTGAAAACGATGACGGGAGTTATACCATAACCGCACTGCAGCATGAACCGCAAAAAGAAGCGATTGTTGATGGTAGTGCAAGTTTTGTGCCTGTTGTTACAACAATGCACAATGGACTAACAAAAGTAACTAATGCTGATGTAGTTTATAGCGCTGACGGTATAAAACTAACTTGGTCAGTACCCACAACAGATACGTTATTAACCTATGAAGTGCGGTTATATCGCAACGGAAAGGTTTTTAAAACATATCTAAACTTAAAAAATCCAGAAATATCATTTGAAGGATTGCCTGATGGTAGTTATACCGCAGAAATCAGAGCTAAAAACCAAAGTGGCCAACTGTCAGATCCCGTAACACGATCATTTGAGATTAATCTCAACATCCCTAGATTTGTTACTAAATCCTTATTGTTTGCAATTGAGCTTGATTGGGATTTACCTAAGACGGCCACAGTCGGTAACTACACCGAGGTTTGGCGCAGTGCAACTAATGATATTAGCAAAGCGGTTAAAGTGGCAACCTTGCCATATCCACAAAATAACTATGTTATGAGTGGAGTGCCATTGAGCGCGGAATACTATTTTTGGTTGCGTTGCGGCGATAAAAACGACAACAAGGGCGAGTTTACTGCGGCCGTATTTGGTGAGGCAGATCATAATCCTGATAACTTGTTAAATGCGTTAGAAGGTAAAATCACCAAGTCACAACTTGGACAAGAGCTCATCAACTCTATTAAAGCTGATATTAATAATGCTGTTGGCGAAGAAGCTAAAACAAGACAAACCGCTGTCGCAGGTGCATTAGCTCAAATAGCTGCACAAGCTCAGTCATCAGGGACCGCAATTAAAAATCTTGAAAAAGCAGATCAAGCACAAGCTGAAACAATTAAAACTGTGACAGCTAAGGCAGAGTCAGCTTTATCAGGTATTACTGCAGTAAGACAGGCTCAAGCGGAAAGTGATAAAGCAAATGCACAACAAATTAACGCTTTAACCGCTAAAGTTGGCAATGCAGAATCAACAGTATCACAAGTGAGTAGTGCTGTAGCAGGACTTAATGGCAAAGTTAGTTCGATGCACACAATCAAAACGCAAGCTATTGCTGGTGGAAGAACTGCTGTTGCTGGCATCGCACTTGGTGCAAATCAAGAAGAAAGCTCAGTCATTGTTATGGCTGATAAGTTCGGGATTGTTGCTAATGCTAATGATGGCAATGTCAAACCTGTATTTAGTGTAACTGATGGTCAAGTAGGTATTCGTGGTGATTTGGTTGTAGCTGGGTCTGTGACAAGAGATAAGTTGTCATCTGGTTCAGGTGCAAACCTATTTTATAATCCTATTTTTGCAAATCCAACAAATGGTGTTCCTGATGGGTGGACTTTATTTGAGGGAGGGCTGTCGAACGAACAGAAAGGTGAAAGAAGATGCTTTCAAGATCCAGATTATGGATTCAGGAAAGGTGGATATCTGCCCAATGAAAACATCGTTAGATTCCACAATAGACGAACAGGTAACGCATCAACACGCACTGGTATTTACCAGAATGTGGCTGTTAATGCTGATAGCTGGTATATGGTTTCTTCCTATATGGGTAATCATAATTGTACTAAGGTTGAAATTTATATTGATGTGCGAGGACGCAATGGGGAATGGTTATTGAATAAAACAGTAGGTGTACCAAAAAATAAAAACTTCGTAGGTATTAATGATGCAGAACGAGCGTTTATTAAGTTTAAAGTACCGCCTAATGGCGTAAGCGTTGATGTATTTTTCTTCTTCTACGACGCAGACGGCTCAAATGCAAATGGCTGTTGGATGTTTGTTGGGCGACCAATGCTTGAAGAATGTACAGAATACACAACGCAACCTAGTCCATGGGCTAATGCTGGTTTAACGGAAGTACACGGTGGCAGTATCATTGCAGACACAATCCGTGGCGACCATCTTCAGGCTAATCTGGAGATTAGGGCGCCGAGAATAACTGGTGGTGTCATTACTGGTAACACCGTTAATGGTGCAACAGTTAATGGTGGCACGGTTAATGGTGCCGTGGTAAGCGGTGGTACAGTAAAAGGTGCAATTGTCGAAGGTGGCGTAATCAAAGGCGCAAAACTGGAAGCTGTAACTGGTAAATTTACCGGAACGCTCGAGGTTAATCAGTTGGTAGGTGGCAATTTGTGCGAGGTGTTTGTGGCCAATGTTTACAAGGTCGGCAGCACTTATCAATCAAGAATAAGAATAGCTCCATCACCAGTTAAGCGGATATTTTTTATTGTCAATTCAAGCAAAACATTCGTAGTAGAGGCTAACAACTCTCATGAGTATAACTACTGGCACACAGATAATAACATACCTCCAGAGCTTTTTAATGTCGGCTATGGTAATTCCAATCCTGCAAAGATCTGTATTACAGCATACGCAGTATCAAACACAACAACAATGTCTCAATAAGGAGTAAAAAAATGAAATACATCTCAAAACAAATCGAAGATGTTCGTACTGGCGCTATGTCAGAATATCATGCAGTCACAGGTTTACAAGTTGACTATGTTAATAATAGTACATTTGTCACTATTGCATCGTATGTATCAAAAGCCAAAAAAGACGAGGGTAAAGAATCGCTATCGGTTAACACCTTCACCATCCAAGCTGTGCCAGGGTGGGAAAAAATCCCTTATGAATGGGCATTGAATGAATTAGTTAAAGTTCAACCAGAAGATTTCACACCTGAAACATACATCGGTTATGTCAATCCGTATATGTTTGCTGGAGGTAAAATTAAAGACCAATAAATAATAAAAGCGGGGTTATCCCCGCTATTTCAACTCTCTACGTTCATTATCAAAAATTCCCCTATAAGCTCGTCTAATATCTCTTTCTCGTCTTGATTGCCCTTTATTTTGCAGTAAACAAAAGCCCTGTAACATTTTTAAGTAACAGGTTATCCACAGGGCTTATTCGTTCCGAAAGAAAATTAGCGCATATTGATTTATAAAGAAAATTTCATAGTGAAATCACAATCATTTCGGAACATAAAATCGCGCTAAAAGCCGTTAAATAAACATCGCTTTTATAATGTGTAAAACTTGGATTTTTA